TCCCGGAGGTGGACGGCCATGACTGAGAAGGACATCACGATCTGCGGGCACGGGTCCGGCTTCCCGTCTCTGAAGAACATGGAGAGCTACCTCTCCAGCCGGTATGCTGCGAAGATGTCGAACGGGGTCCGGAAGGGCCTCATCCGCGTCCGGAGAGTGAAGGGCATGACCGACGCCGAGCGGGAGAAGTTCGTTGAGGCCTACACGGAGATCCTCGGGCGGAACTACTATAGCCAAAGCCTGCGCGAGTACGTCTTTAAGAAGTACAAGGGCAGCTACTACAGCGACTGCTCCAGCTCCGGAGACGCCTGCTGGGAGCGCGCCGGTCATGACGTCGGATGGCTGAACACCGTCGGCCAGAAAAACAGCTACCTCCTCGAGGACGTCCCGGTCCGGATCGTGGATGGACACGTTCAGAACCCGGAGATCCTCAAGGTCGGGGACGCTCTTCTTTTCGCCGGCAACGAGTCCCGGCCCTCTGAGGACTACTGCGGCCACGTCGAATATGTTTTCCGGATCGCCTCGGATCCCGGTTGGCACTGGATCTCTGACGGGCCAAACTGGTACTATCAGGACCAGTACGGGCACAACACCCACGGATGGCGGCTCATCCAGGAGTCCGGAAGCAGCGCGCGGCACTGGTACTTCTTCAACTCGTCCGGCAAGATGGTGACGGGGCTCGCCCATATCGGCGGCGAGACCTACTACTTGCAGGAGACCGGACCGCTGGAAGGTGCTTGCTGCTGCGTCAATGAAAAGGGCGCGCTGGTGCCCTGGTATCTGTAATTAGTTAAAAACGCGCTGCACAACTCTTTTCATGGCTGAAATACCTCCGATAATTTGAAAAAATAGAAGGGAGAAATCCCACAAGAAGCACTGCAGACTACGGTGCAACGCGTTTCAAGGCCTCAGAGAAATCTGGGGCTTTTTTTTATTTTCAGCCAGTGGGTCATTTTCCCATTGGCCTGTTTTGTGCCATCTTTCGTGCCATCTTTTGTCGATTTGTGCCATCAATTTCTTGATTTCTGGCATCAATTTCTTGATGGACTGAATAACGCTGAAATGGCTTAAAATAAAGAGAAAGTCCCATTTTTTGGGACTCTCTGAATAATGGAGCCAATGGGACTCGAACCCATTGCAACTCCTTATTTTAAAGGGTTTTAGCCGTTTGTGCCATCTCTTGTGCCATCTTTTCGGCTGTTTTTGGTTTTTCGTGTCTTCTTTGAAAGCGCCGCAAATGCAAGCTTGGTCTGGCGCGTTTTTTCCAGGTCGATGACGTTATCATAAACCCGGTGCATCGTGTATCCGGATGACCAGCCTCCGCGGTCCTGCACATATCTCGGCGACATCGTGGTGAGGTACATGCTCGCGCCGAAGTGCCTGAGGTCATGCAGCCTGAAATGTGGAAGCTTCGCGCCATGGATGTAATCCACAAACGCGCTGCTTAACTGGTCGGGGTTGTACCGGATCAGGCGGCCGGTCCCTTTTGGGATCTCTTTGAGGACAAAATCCGGGAGATCTACGGTGCGATAGCTCGAAGTGGTCTTCGGTTGCTTAAGGATCCAGTCGCCGTCCGTGTTCTTGACCATGGCCTTGCTGATCGTGACCGCTCCGTTTTTAAAATCCTCATGTTCCAGGGCGCAAATTTCTCCGCGCCTCGCCGGAATATAGGCCGCCAGGAGGATGGATATGACCATGTCCTGGTTTTTCTTTTTCCTGGCATACTTAAGTAATTGGCTAATATCCTGCTCCGAGGGACAATATAGATCCGGTTTGATTTTCTGCGGCAAGGTCACTCTCAGCCGGATGTCTGGCGCGAACATTTCCACGGTCGCACTCAACAGGCCATAGATGTTCTTGATGGTCTTCGGCTTCATCTCCTTCGCGGCCAGCTCGGCGATCCAGCTCTGCACGACCGGAGTGGTCAGCTTGTCGATCCGGATGCCGGCAATGGTAAAGCCCTCGATGTTATGCTTAAGTAAGGACTGGTAACCTAATACCGTGGAAGGAGAAAGCACCGATTCCTTTAAGCTGATGTAAGCATTGACCGCTTCGGCTGTGGTCTTGGTCTCCGATGGTTCCAGATCAGGATGAGCTGCCTGCCACTCCATCGCCAGGCGCTTGCATTCTGTCTTGGTCGGGGCTGTAAACGATTTATATTGCTTCTTTCCTGCAGGATCCTGGCTTACATATATCCGCAAATTCCAGTTTCCTGATTGCAATTTTCTAAAGCTCATAAAATCCCTCCTGATGCAAATATCTGACAGTTAACCGATCTTATTGGCTTCCTGCATGGCCTTCAGTGCGGTCATGACAGCTTCAATGTATTTATCTCTGGTAGCTCCTGGCTCGATGCCTCCGGCATAAAGAATCAGCTCGCGGATCTTCGGGATGTTTATATATTCGTTAATTAAAGCCTCTTCAACATCAACTTTCTTTTCTTTCTTCTCTTCAAGCAGATCCGATTTCTGTACCATAAGCCAATTAGCAATAGACTGGATTTTATCCATGCGCGGCATCTTATTTCCATGGATCCAATCGCTGACGGTGGACGCGCTTACATGCATGTAATGACTTAATTCGTTCTGAGATTTTCCCTTTTGATCAAGAATGTTTTTGAGGTTTTTTGAAAATATTCTTTTCTGAATCTCCATTTCTTCGGTCGGCATCTCGGTTTTCCTTTCTGGTGAGAGTATGCTTATTATAAAACTTAAAGCGAAAATTAACAATGATTAAAAGAAAAAAAATTCTCTTTTAGCTTGACATTTCGCTAAAAGCGAATTATAGTGTTTGAAGATGCTTTAAGAAAGGAGGGCTGTGAATGCAAGTATCATTAAAGGCAATGCGAGTAAACGCGAACCTCAGACAAGAAGAAGTTGCCGAAAAACTCAATGTGACAAAGAAAACCGTTCAGAACTGGGAAAAGAATTTATCCGCTCCGGATGCCATTCAATTTGCATCACTTTGTAAGCTTTATGGATGCTCCAGAGACGATATTTTTTTGCTTGATAAGTTAGCTTAAAGCGAAATAAGGAGAAACCATGGCGGTCAGATTAAAAAACGATAAGGAGCGGATTGCGTTCCTGGAAGCAAGAAAGCCGGAAGAAGGATGGAATCTCTGGAGGGGAGATGACGAGCTCGGCCGGAGGTTCTGGATTTACGAGACCGAGGGCGGGACGGCCATCTTGGTCGAGGAGAGGCTTCAGACGATGTTTTACCCGAAAAAAGCTCCGAGATGGATTGAGCGGAACTGGTATCTGATCACGGACTGGCGCGAGCCTGTCGAGGATCAGAAAGCAAGCCGGACGCAGGCGCTGATGTTCATCCGTGGACTGAAAGAGTTTAAGCAGTGATATGGCGAGACAAGTAAGCAGAAGCCCCACAGGGTTTTACAAGGACGTTCCGGTCATGATCACACTGGCCTGCATCAACCAGAGCGCCACACAGGCCGAGATCGGGCGGCTGATCGGATACTGCCCGGAGACCATGAGCAGACTGGCGTCCGGCAACAGAGAATACATCGACAGCATGCCGGTCGGCAAGTTGCTATCCCTGATGATTCTGGCCAAGTGCACGTTTGAGCGGAAGGAGGCTTAAACATGACAGTAATAATCATAAGTGCTTTAACCATGGGCTGGCTCTTCGCCAGTACCTCGGAACCGCTCAGTAAGGCATTCATGACGGTGCTGCTGTTTATCATCATCGTGGTGGCAGCAGCTGCCGATCTTGATAAATATCGCAAAGCCCGGAAGCGCCGGGCGAGTGTTTTGAATGATATCAGGAAAAGATATCGGAAAGGATGTGAAGAATGCTGACAAGAGAACAGGAAATGGAAACCAGAGAGAAGCTGCATGAGCTTTTAGATCTGGCGCTGGATGTCAACGGATTCGAGGACAGGAGAACGGAGGTCACCGGCTGCATGCCGACCGTTTTCTTTAGCTTCTCCGGTCATGTGAATCAGCTCGAGATCGAGATCTCTCCGGAAGGATGGAAAGACGAAGAGCGTCCGCGTGAGATCTTCCGGACATACCTTGACGCACCGGTCCCGGATTCGTTTGTGGAGTCCATCAAGAAGTGCGCTCGGGCAGCTCTGTGGGAAGGCAAAGAAAAAGCCGACGCTGTTGACGCCGGCCATGACGAGGATTGACGGGGTCCTCGTGCCAAATAATGACAAGGAGAATTATAGCATGAATATCTACGATCTCACAAGTGAATATCTCGAACTTCTTAATATGCTCGAAGATCCTGAAGTGGATGAGGATGTTATCAGCGACACTCTGGAAGGCCTCGACGGCGAGCTGGAAGCGAAGGCTGACGGCTACGCCATGATCCTCAAGAACCTCGAAGCAGATGCCAAGGCGATCAAGGCCGAAGAGGACCGGCTTTACTCTCGCCGGAAGAGCATCGAGAACCGCATGGCCTACCTCAAGACCAACCTTCAGACCATGATGGAGCTGACAGGGAAGGTTAAGCTTAAAACGCCTTTGTTCAGCTTCGGCATTCAGAAGAATCCGCCGAAGGTCGTGATCACGGACGAATCCAGGATCGGACACGATTACCTCATCCCACAGCCGCCGAAGGTCGACACCCAGGCAATCAAGGCTGCACTCAACGAGGGCTTCTGTTTTGACTGGGCTCACCTGGAGCAGACCGAATCGCTCCGGATCAGATAAGGAGGACACAATGGGAATCCCTGTTATTGTTTACGGAAAATCAGGCTCCGGGAAAAGCCGGTCTTTGAAGAATTTCGGAGAGGAAGAGATCTTCCTGATCAATGTGGAGCGAAAGCCGCTGCCGTTCCGGAGAAAATTCCGGTATGTGATGGATACACCCGGAAAGTGCGACAACCTCAATTACATCATCATGCAGCTGCAGAAGATGCCATGCAAAACGGCCGTGATTGATGACGCCGGCTATCTCATGACACACCTCTTCATGGACAACCACAAGAGCAAGAAGGGCAATGCAAGCTTCGAGATGTATGACTCCATCGCGGACACCATGTATCAGCTTGTGAAGCGGATTAAAGACGAGCTTCCCGGCGACAAGATCGTTTACATCATGATGCATGAGGACACAGATGATTTCGGCGCGACAAAACTCCGGACCATCGGAAAGCTTATCGACAACAAGGTCTGTCTTGAGGGCATGGTCACGATCTGCATCCGGTGCCTGTCCGACAACGGAAAGCACTTTTTCCGGGTCCAGACCAATGGCCTCGACATTACAAAAACGCCGGAAGACATGTTTGAGACTCCGGAGATCGAGAACGATCTGAAGCTCATCGACACCACCATAAGAGAATACTACGACATCAAGGAGGAATCAGAAGATGATCAGAAAATGGAATGACTACGAAAGCACCAAGAGCTATGCCGATTATGAGCGGCTGCCAAAGGGCGGCTATGTCGTGAAGATCCTCGGCGTATCTGTGGAGCATTATCGGGACAACGAAAGCACCCTGAAGCTTTCCTGCGACGTCTGTGAGGGCGAATATGCCAACTTCTATGCAGATGCCTACAAGTCCAACAGCAACGAGGACAAGCGCTGGGGCTGCAACTATCTGATTAACATTCCGAACGATGACGGATCCGAGCGCGATGGATGGCGCAAGAGAGGCTTCAAGACGGCCATCGAGGCCATCGAGGAGAGTAATCCTGGCTATCACTGGGGATGGAACGAAACCACCTTAAAAGGCCTCACAGTGGGCGCCCTGTTCAACGAACGCGAGTATGAGGCGCAGGATGGATCCATTCGAAAATCTACCAATCTGGCGCGATTCATCTCTGCCGACAAGATCCGCTCCGGAAGCTTTACTCTCCCGAAAGACAAGCTCCTCGAAAGGTCCGCTCCGGCCTCTGCTCCTGGAAGCGGCTGGATGGATGTTCCGGACAACGATGACGGGCTGCCGTTTAACTAATGGACATCTTCGAGCAGAAAGCCGTTTTAAAGAGCTTTTCTGTGCTGGTAGATACCAGAGAGCAGCCAACCAAGCGAGCGCAAAAGCGCTATGAGGCGATAGGCGTTCCCGTCAGCCGGGCAACATTGTCTTTCGGTGATTACACTTACCAAGCAATCATGCCCGGCGGGGAACCGCTCTACGACACCGAAAAGACCGTGGTCCCTCGGTGTGTGATCGAGCGCAAGATGGATCTGGACGAGCTGGCGCAGTGCCTCACCAGAGGCCGTGACAGGTTCCGGAGAGAGTTCGAGCGGGCAAGGGATGCCGATGCCAGGATCTATATCATCTGCGAAAACAGCAATTTCGAAAATTTGCTTAACGGCAGATACCGGACGCGCTTCAATGCTAACGCTTATGTTGGATCCATCACGGCCTACATGGTGCGCTACAACATGAATCTGCTCTTTTGCAAGGAAGAAAGCTCCGGGCGGCTGATTAGGGAAATTTTGTATAGGGATCTTAAGGAGAGATTGGAAAAAGGGGAGTATGGCTAAGGGGTGGATTAAGCTTTACAGACAATCGGAGAAGAATACCTTGTATTTTTCCGAGCCATTTGACAAGTGGCACGCATGGCAAGATCTTCTTTTGATGGTCAACCACGAAAAAAAAGAAGTGCTTTCTAAGGGAAGGCTGATCACTCTTGAGCCTGGGCAGATGATCACAAGCGCTGCAATACTGGCAGAACGATGGCGCTGGTCGGTGAACAAGGTGCGGCGATACTTTCGGCTGTTAGTCGGCATAGGTATGTGTACCATAAACGGCACACCACTCGGCACAACTATAACCGTTGTAAATTGGGCAAAATACCAAGGTGATGGTCACACCTATGGCACAACAGACGGCACAGCAGACGGGCGAACAGACGGCACAGCAGACGGCACACTAACAAGAATATATAAGAATGATAAAGAAGGGGAGAAAATCCCCACCAGGGTCGAATCGGACGAAGAGATCCTTGCGTTTTTGAAATCTCAGGACGAGGCGATCAAAAACGCGAAGACAGAGGAAGAAAGGATAAAAGCGGAATATGGCATTGGATTCTGAGCAGATCATGATTATCCGGTCGTTGCTAAAAACGATCTGGAAGGACATCATGCCGGACAAATCTTCGGTTTCTGCCTGGCGGAAGAGTTTCGAACCCTACGCTTTCGACGCGGTGGAGACGGCAGTCAGGCAGTACATCGCCTGCAAGCCGTTTAAACCGAATCCGGCCGACATCATCGGGATGATACCGGCGCCGGAGCCGATGGAGGTTCCGGAGGTGCCAAAGCCGACGTATGAGATTACGCCGGAGGGGGAGCGGATCAGAGTTTACAAATGCAAGCGCTGCAGGGATCTCGGCCTGATCATGTGGAGAGACGACGAGGACCGGCCTTATGGACGGCCATGCACATGCGATGCAGGACTGGCCAGATACAGCGCAGCAAGGAAGAAGGAGGAGAGACATTGACGACATCATCAATTATGCGGGTTCATCCGAGGGATGAAAAGGAGTTTGACTGCAGGCGGTACATCAGGCCCGGAGATCTTCTGCAGGTGCACACGATGAAGACCGGAGCAACCGGCTTGTATGAAATTACGCAAGAGGCGGTTGCGCTGCAGGCTTTTGAAAAGTTTGTGCTTGTCCGGTACAGATTTGTCACCGAGACTGTCGGACGCTGGAACATTTCGAAGATAAACGGGCATCCGGTTGGAAATCATAGCGGATGGTTTGGCGGCCTGAAGGCAAGAGCTGCGGAGGGGTGAGATGGTCAATTATGAGGAACGGAAAAACACACACCGTTGCACTTATTGCGGGGCTCAGTTGCCTGATGGTTATCTTGGCCGTAAGTGCCAGACATGCCAAGACAAGGTCAATCAGCGGCAAAACGCGAGATACCAGGAGCGGAAAGCTACGGGGCTTTGTGTCCAGTGCGGGACGAGGCCGGCTGTGATTGGCAGAGTAAAGTGCGAACAGTGCTTAAACCGTGAGATCTACAACCGGCACAAGAGAGCTTTTGCCGGGATCGCCTTCGGGCTGATGATATTGGCGGCGAGCGCGAACAAAGTCAGGGCCGCTGAGATCGACATCAGGACGGACGCGCTGGAGATCTGTGAAGGCCCGGAGAGCGCCGTGGAAGTCCTGCCGGAGCTTGAACCGCTCGGGGAGTATACCATCACATACTATTGCGCCTGCCGGAAGTGTAACGGCAAATGGGGCGCGGTTGACGGCTTCGGAAAGCCGCTCAAATGGGGAACGGTTGCCGTTGACAAGAAAGTCCTTCCGATGCACACGCGGCTTGTTATAGACGGCTTTGACATGGTTTTTGAAGCGCGGGACACCGGGAGCGGCGTGAAGGGAAAGCACATTGACGTGTTTGTCCCGGTCAGTCATGCGGAGGCCCTGCGGATGGGGCAAGGCGAAAAGAAAAAGGTTTGGAGGGTTGTTGAATGAGCGTTTTTTATAACAGCCGCAGGTCAATGCTTGTTATAAAGTGCGACGGATGCGGATTTGTCGCGGATGTGTGCAAAAATCAAACAGACAGGTTAATAGCCAACGAGTGGGTACATGAAAACAACTGGCGAACTATGAAAATTCAAGGAAAGTGGGCGCACCTTTGCCCCGAGTGTTCTAAGGCGTATTACTCAAAAAAACGCGATGCATTTGTCGCGAATTTATAATCAGCTTTAACCGCATCCGGCGCGGGGCGGCAAATAAAAAAACAAGGAAGACGCTGTTAAGGTTACACCGGAGAACGCACCCCTGCCGGAAGCGTGACAGCCGGAGAGACGGTACAAGCACCGTAATCGAGGGTACGACGGGCGAGGGACAGCCGCACGGCAACGGTTCCCGCTTAGTCCGGGTTGAATAGCCGATAACAACCGTGGGTTCGAATCCCACACGGTGCATTGAAACATTAATTCAGCGGCATGAAGTTTCACACGGGAAATAGAGAATTGCGTGGCGTTGCGCAAAGAGGCCCAAAAGGGAAATCGAAAAATACCGTGGCTTTTGACGGATGCCGCACATGCGGGCGTAACTCAGTTGGCGAGAGGAAATTGTGTCGCGGGTTCGAGTCCCGCCGCCCGTAAGTGGCCTGTTAGTGTAACGGTAGCACACGGCGCTTTGACCGCCGGGGCGCAGGATCGACACCTGCACGGGCTGTTGCGATCTAACGCGCGCAACGCGTTGGGAGTGTTGGGAAAGCGTTGAAAGGAGGGACACACATGAATACAAAGTGGGAGGGCTTATGGGCGCAGGAGAGGCCCGCGTTTTATGCCGGAAAAGTTATCAAAAAAGAAGATATTCCGGCATATACAAGAATCGTTTTGCGCTACAACAAGTTTTACGAAAAGGGGAGCAATAAGCCGAAATTCATTTATTGCTTTTCCGATTCAAAAAGCTATCAGCAAAAATGTAAAAACTTAGAAATTGAAGACGAATACGAAGACGAAGACGAACCCGTTGAGCGTTTATATACCGAGGCGGAAGTCAGAAAAATAATAAACGGGACGTGCGCCGCAAAAGACTACGGTATAAGCGACCCATACGATATATTGCCGAGCGATTTTGTATAACAAGGGGGAAACAAATGTCACAAAAAGAAAAAGACAAATCGGGCAAATATAAAGCAAGGCACGGGATGTATGGGTCTAAGCTATATCACATTTGGAACGGTCTATCCGGAAGATGCTTAAATCCAAACAACAAGGATTATCCCAATTATGGTGGTCGAGGAATAACCGTTTGCGAAGAATGGAGGAAACCGGAAAACTTTTTTGGTTGGGCGTTTTTGAATGGATACAACGTCGACCTTACGCTTGACAGAATCGACACGGATAAAGGTTATAGCCCGGAGAATTGTAGATGGATAACAAACAGACAACAGCAAAGGAATAAACGGAACAATCGAGAAATCGAATATAACGGCGAAACTCATTGTATTGCTGAATGGGCCGAAATTACAGGTATTCACAAAGGTACTATATCGTCAAGATTACGATACGGGTGGACACCGGAAGAAATATTAACAATACCTCCCTCACACCGAAACACAAAAACGAGAAATAATCAAGGCAGGAAACAGGAGGGCACATGAAACTAACGCGTGAAGAGCGGGAAATCTGCGACCGGTATAGTAAACGCGATCAAGATGGATTAGTGCATTGTAAGGAGTGCCCGCTTAACCTTGATGCGCGGTACTGCATCTGTAAAGATAATTGTACACAGGAAGAATTTCACGAATACGAAAAGTGCAAACAATCGGAAAGGGTGGTTCTTAATGGTTGAATATCATGTCGGATGTGGGATTGCCGGAATCTATGCCGGAACGCTGAAGAAAAACGGGATCGAATGGCTGAACAAGTCGGAAGTGACCAAAGAAGCCATTATTGCGGTCATAGGCTATATGTACTTTGAAATCCCAGAAGGCGAAAAGAGCTTTGCATACGCTGTTAAGATGAAGGACGGCAAGTTTGCACGGCTGAAACTGGAAGTTTCCGAAACTTGCCCGGAATGGGCGAAAGATGTTCTGAAAGCGGATATGAGGAAAAAAGAAGATGGGAAGATTGGTTGACGAAGATATGGCAATCAAGATTGTGGCATATGAGTGCGGTGAGTTTGCGGGATTGGCTAAAAGAATTGAAAAGCAGATAAAAGCCTTGCCATCCGTACAGTCGGAGATTGTTCGGAGTAAGGATTGTAAATACATGACGGAACATTATGACACAGACGGGAATGTACCATATTGGACTTGCTCTGAATGGGATTCTGGAACGGATTACGACGGATTTTGTCATTATGCAGAAAGGAGACAGGATGAGCAGACTGATTGACGCAGATGCACTTGAAAGAGATGGGTGGAGTATGTCCCGCGTCGTGCAAATTGATGAAAAGACAATGGAATTGCAAACAAGAAAGCCGACTGACTTTCCTGCTGTCGAGCCACAGCTAGTACGGCATGGGCGGTGGATCGATAAGAGCAGTGGGAAAGGTGCATGGGATTGTTGCTCTGAATGCGGAGAGCATGCGCCCTACCAGTACGATTACTGCCCGTATTGCGGCGCGGATATGCGGGAGGAAAACGATGGATGATTTAATTTTCCGAGCGGAGGCTATTGAAAAGGCGAAACACGATTATGATTTTTTCAAAGGTGCATCGAATGTGTTGGATAAGGTACGGCGCGACGAATTGCTGAACGTGATATTTTGGCTGTGCAATTTGCCGTCCGTGGATGCGGTCCCTGTGGTGCGGTGCAAGGATTGCGCTTATTGCGTTATTGATCCGGCGGACGGTCTGCCGTACTGCCCGGAGTTTTACGAGCGGACTGTCGCGCCGGATGATTATTGCAGTAAGGCGGTGCTGAAATGAGAGGAGAAGAAGATGGCTAAACTTAGCATTCCGATTCAGGTAAACGGACTCGAGGTCATGCGGAAATGGATGGACAGCCACGAGGTCGTGCGTTTGCCGGGAGAATCGGAAGAACATCACGCCGGTTATTTGGAGTGCTGGGAGCATATCAGAAACGGCTTAGACAGATTGATCGGAGAAGAGGAGGAGAAAAAAGAATGACTATTTATTTAAGCGGACCCATGAGCGGCGTCAATGATTACCGCGAAGCCTTCGATGCCGCGGCCATGGAGCTGACCAAGGTCGGCCACCGCGTAATCAACCCGGCAGAGCTTACGCATGTCGCGCCAGAGAAAGCACTGTCCCGGACTAACTTCCTTCTGCTCGACCTCCAGATGCTCGCAGCGGCTGACTGCATGCTGATGATGCCAGGGTGGCGTGGATCCAGCGGATGCCTCGCGGAGCATGCCTTTGCTCGAGCGGTCGGCATCGACATCCACGAATACGAGCCGCCAGTCCCTGACGCGTGTCCGATCGGAGGATGCTGTGATGCGTGACGACCAGCTCTACAGTGTTCGCACCATCGACCGGACGATCTGGCGACTCCAGCTCCGGCGTGACGAGCTACAGAGCTGTCTCCTGCCGGGAGCGGTCCGGTACGATACTGATAGAGTCCAGTCCTCACCTCAAGACCGATTCGCGGACGTGGCAGCAGAGGTCGCCGATCTGGACAGCACGATCCGGGAGCTGATGCGAGCAAAGGCCGAGGCGATTATGGACCTCTCCCACAAAATCGAAGCACTTGACGACGAACGTGAGAAAGTGATCCTGACGGCCTACTACATCAGCAGCAAGCCGATGCCGGAGATCGCCGAGCGCATCGGATACAGTTTGCCTCACACTTACAGACTCCGCAGATCCGGCGCGACGAAACTTGATAACAATGATAATTAACTTTTGCTATAATGATATCGTGAACGGTGGGCGCTGAAGCCTGCCGTTTTTGGTTTCTCCTTTTTCCTCTGTGAGAGCTGCATGGCGGCGCCAGTCCGTCCCTGGTGTGCAGGTTCGAATCCTGCCGGCTCTTTTGTACCGTCAGCTGATGGGTGGATTGAAACAAAACCATGCGCGAGTTTGCAAAGGCTTTCTACAAATCGACCGAGTGGGCCAAGGTGCGGAGCTATGTTCTTAAGCGTGACATGTACCTCTGCACCTGCTGTGGCCAGCCTGCTGATGTAGTCCATCACAAGATACACCTCACGCCTCAGAACATTTACGATGTGACCATCAGCCTGAACCCTTCGAACCTTGTAAGCCTCTGTGCTGACTGCCACTATGCTGCGCACCGAGGCGAGCACGGCCGAGGACGCCAGTGCCAGGAAGAAAACACTCAGGCCTTCGACGCGAACGGCTATTTGATCGCCAGATAGGCGATTTTTTTTTGAAATTTTTTTGAATACCGCCCCCCGTTTTCTGATCGGCCGCCATACCCATGGGGACCGATGGGGCGGCCTTTAAATTTTGCGAAGATAGGCAACCGTGAGGGGTGTAGTTTATTTATGGCGCTTTTTAACGAAAAAACCGAAAAGATGCGGCTTGATAAGTTGATAAAGGACTTGCCAAAAGACAAAAGGGCCCTTTGCGATGGCCTGATCGCGGACGCGAGCTTCATGATCGAGCAGCTGAGCATCCTCCGGGCCCATATTTCGGCGAACGGATGGTCGGAAGAATACAAAAACGGCGAAAACCAGTACGGAAAGAAGGCAAGCGTCGAAGCGGACTCCTATTTGAAGCTCCAGAAGAGCTATGTGAACACGATCAGGCAGCTGTCGGCCATGATCCCGGAGGACAAGGACGCCGCGAAGAATCAGTCCTTGCTCGATTGGGTTGAGTCGCAATGATCGAGTTTGAGCGGTACTTCGGCGGCATCGTAGACGGCAAGATCACGGCATGCGACAAGATGAAGCGCGTGAGCGAGATCCTTCTGGAGAGGTTCCTGGCTCCGGACAAGTACCACTTCGACCATCGAATCGCAAAACGGCACACGGACTTCATCGAGCGGTTCTGCAAGCTCCCGTCCGGCAAGGTGGGACAGCCGCTCCGGCTGGAGCTCTTCCAGAAGGCACGGCTCCAGGCGCTGTACGGATTCGTGGATGACAACGACCTCCGGCAGTACAATGAGTGCCTGATCATCGAAGGCCGGAAGAACGGGAAGACGACAGAAACGGCAGCAGTCGAGATAGATCTTCTTGTCGATGACAAAGAGGGCGCGCCACAGATCTACAACATCGCCACTATGCTCGACCAAGCGCGGCTTGGATTCCAGGCGGCACATAAGATGGTCATGCAGTCGCCGGAGCTGAGAAAGGCGATCAAGAAGCGCGTGTCTGACCTTTACTTTTCCGGGAACATGGGCTTCATCAAAGCCCTGGCATCGAACAGCAACAGCCTCGACGGCCTTGACGTTCACGCGGCGGTCATCGACGAGCTGGCGGCGATCAAGAACAGAGACATATACGATTTGATCAAACAGGCAATGGGAGCCAGACGGCAACCGTTGCTTTTTTGTATCACGACGAACGGCTTCATCCGCGACAGCATCTTTGACGCGCAATATCAATACGCTGCCGGCGTCCTGAACGGGACGAACAAGAACGAGCGTTTCCTGCCGTTCATTTACGAGCTGGACAGCCCGGACGAATGGGACCGTCCGGAGTGCTGGATGAAAGCAAACCCGGGGCTCGGCACGATCAAGAGCCGCGAGTATCTGGCGGAGATGGTCATGAAGGCGAAGCAGGACCCGTCGTTTAAGCCGACCGTGCTGGTGAAGGACTTCAACCTTCCGCAGAACAGCTCAACGGCCTGGCTGCCTTTCGAGGCCATCGTAAACGAGACCGTTGTGGACATGAAGGCCCTCGAAAAGAGCTATGCCATTGGAGGCTGTGATTTGTCGGCAACAACGGACTTGACCTGCGCGACGCTCCTGATCAGGAAGCCCGGAGACGAGCACGTTTATGTCCTGCAACAGTATTTTCTCCCACAGGCCCGCGTGGAAATCGTGGAAAAGTCCGGCAAAAAGGAAGCTCCGTATAGGCTGTGGTCGGAGCAGGGATGGCTGACGATCTGCGAGGGCGCTGCTGTGAATTACTCGCAGGTGACGCGCTGGTTTGTGGACATGGTCGAGAAGTACGACATCCGGCCGCTCTGGGTGTGCTATGACCGTGCGCTCTCCGGATACTGGGTGCCGGAAATGGAGGACTACGGCTTCGACATGGAGAAAGTGGCACAGGGGCCGTTTACCTGGTCGCAGCCGATGAAGGAAATGGGCGCGGCCTTCACGGAGCACATGGTTGTCTACCAGAACAATCCGATTCTGCGGTGGTGTCTGGCAAACACGGCGGCGAAGGCGCTGAACAAGGACGGCATCGAGACGATCCAGCCGGTGAAGATCCAGCAAGGCAGACGCATCGACGGCATGGTTTCGCTGCTTAACGCCTGGGTAGGCTACAACCGGCATTTCAATGACTACATGCCGTATGTGAGGTGATTATGGGATTCTTTGATATTTTCAGAAAATTGAGCTTCCGGCGTGAAGTCCGGCAGTGGAGGGAGCTCGGTGGGTATGAGTCGACCTTCACTGCCTTCGGGAATGACGTTTGGAAGTCGGACCTCGTTAGGGCGTGTATACGGCCTCTGGTTGAGTTCACGTTAAAAGCGGAGCCGCACTGCTCCGACGAGTCAATCCAGAGGATCCTCGACGTCCGGCCCAATTTGTACATGACCGGGCGCGACTTCCTACAGAAGATCCGGACACGGTACGAAATTTACAACAACGTCTTCATCTTCATCGAGCGGAATGATCGCGGCAAGGTGGTCGGGTTCTACCCGGTCCCTTATAGCCGGCTGGAAGCTCTGGAGTATCAGAACGGCCTCTTTATAAAGTTCTGGTTCAAGGGCTCTACGAAGACGACCGTGCTGCCTTGGGAGGATCTCGCGGTGATCCGGAAGGACTACGCGGAGAGCGACATCGTTGGTGACCGGAACACGGCAGTGCTGAAGACGCTCGAGCTGATCAACACGACGCACCAGGGCATGGCGAATGCGATTAAAGCGACCGCGAACCTCCGAGGCATACTGAAGTCGACGAAAGCCATGCTTTCGCCGGATGACATCAAGCAACAGCGCGACCAGTTCGTTAAGGACTATCTCAGTCTTGAAAACAGCGGTGGTGTTGCGAGCCTGGATTCTACGCAGGAGTTCGTGCCAATCAAGATGGAGCCGGTTGTCGCGACTTACGAACAGCTGAAGGAGTTCCGGGAAGACATATATCGCTACTTCGGAGTGAACGAAAAAATCGTCACAAACGGCATGACCTCCGACGAGATCGAGGCCTTTTATGAGACCACTATCGAGCCGTTTTTGTGCAAGCTCTCCGCGGCCTTGTATGCCAAGGTATTCACGCCGAGAGAGATGGGCTTCGGGGCCGTACTGGTCTACGAGGCCAACAAGCTGCAGTTTGCCAGCCTGGACAAAAAGATCTCCGTCTTCAAGGAGGTCGTTCAATACGGAGGCATGACGATCAACGAATGGCGGAAGGCCTGCAACATGGCTCCGCTTCCTGGTGGTGACACGCCGATCATGAGGCTCGACGCGGCGCCGGTGAACAATCTGTCAGACAAGGAAGGAGAAGGAAATGCATAAAAACGTTATTCTCAGAAGCTTTGAGTTTGAAGTCCGGGCTCAGAACGACCAGGACCATGGCGACCAGATTGTCGGCCGCGCCATCGTATTCAACGCGCCGACCGATATTGCAGGCAGGTTCCAGGAACTGATCGCACCGGAGGCCCTGCAGGAGACTGACCTGCGTGACGTGCGCTTCCTGGTCAACCATGACCGGGACATGATTCCGCTGGCCAGAAGCCGCAGGAACAACGAAAACAGCACCATGCAGCTCATCGTCGGGCCCGAAGGCATGGATATCCGCGTCGACCTCGACACGGAGAACAATGACCAGGCGAGGAGCCTTTATTCAGCTACCAAGCGCGGAGATATTTCCGGAATGTCTTTCGCGATGACAGTAGACAGGGACGAGTGGACCGGCCTTGACACCAACTACCCGACGCGGATCATCCGCAAGATCGGGCGCGTGTCCGAGGTTTCGGCAGTCACTTGGCCCGCCTACGAGCAGACGAGCCTTGAGGCCCGCGATGCCCAGGCACTGGAGAGTGCCAAGGCCGCACTGGAGAGTGCGCGGCAGGAGACGAGGCGGCAGCAGCTCGTTGAAGAAGTAAAGAACCTTTTGAAGGAGGTTAAAAATGCCGATTAAGGACATGAACCTCGAAGAGGTCGAAAAGCGGCTTGCCGAGATCTCCGAAGGCCTTGAAGAGCGCTCCGCTGAAGAGCTGGAGGCTATCAAGACCGAGATCGAAGAGCTGAAGGCACGCAAGACCGAGCTCGAGGAAATTGAAGCAAGAAATGCCGCTGCCAAGGCCCTGGAAGAGGGAAAGGCAGCAGGAAAGAAGGTCGGAGAGACCAGAGAGGATGACAAAACTATGACTCTTGAAGAAATCAGAAGCTCTGCCGAGTATATCGAGGCTTATGCAAAGTACGTCAAGACCGGCAAGGATGATGAGTGCCGTGCACTTCTGACCGTGGATGCTTCCGGCGTTGTTCCGGTTCCCACGATGGTCGACGAGATCATTCGTACCGCATGGGACAGAGAGGAGATTGTTTCCCGCGTCCGCAAGACTAACATCCGCGGCAACCTGAAAGTCGCGTTCGAGCGTTCCGCTGATCCGGCTTATGTTCATGACGAGGGAACCACTGCTCCGACCGAGGAGTCCTTACTGCTCGGCCTGATCACCCTGATTCCGAAGAACATCAAGAAGTGGATCACCGTGTCCGACGAAGCGCTCACCATGGGCGGCGAGGCTTTCCTCGACTATGTTTACAGGGAGCTCGCTCACCAGATCACCAAGAAGCTGGCCGACCTGGTCGTCGCTGACATCTCCGGCGCTCAGACTTCTGCCGACGCGACTCATACCGCTCAGGCTAAGATCACCGCGGCTCCGTCCGTCACCGTGATCGGTCAGGCTTTCGCGAATCTGTCCGACGAAGCAGAGGCTCCGGTCGTAATCATGAACAAGCTCACCTATGCGAATTTCCTTGCGGCTCAGGCTGCTGGAAACTTCAGCATCGACCCGTTCATGGGCCTGCCCGTGCTCTTCAACAACACGCTGCCGGCATACGACAGCGCTTCTGCAACCAACGTCTACGCGATCGTTGGCGACCTCGGCGGCGCACAGGTCAACTACCCTGAGGGCGATGGTGTCGCGCTTAAGTTCGACGACCTGAGCCTCTCAGAGAAGGACATGGTCAAGATCGTGGGCCGCCAGTATGCAGCACACGGCGTCACCGCTTCCGGACGCTTCTGCCGTATCGCCAAGCCGAGCGGAACCTGATGAAGGTCAAGCTCCTTCAGGACGCGAGAATCAGACACAAGGCAGGGGAGATCGTTGAGGTCTCTCCTGCCGAGTTTGATTTTCTGGTAGGAATCAAGGCCGCCGAGTTCGTGGAAGCTGAACCGGCAGCAGAACCCAAGAAGAAGAAAGCGACGAAAAAATGAAGCTGATGATCGCGGTCCCGACGCTGGACTTTATCCACACGGAATTTGTTAAGAGTCTTCTGGCTCTCACGAAGTACCTCCACGAGGACGGGGTCGAGCATGACGTCGTCATTCAGTCCGGGACCCTGGTCTATGTGGCGCGTGACAACCTCGCGAAGAAAGCGGTCGCCGAAGGCTATACACACGTCCTTTGGTTGGACTCGGACATGGTCTTCCAGGAAGATCTCCTTGATGACCTTATGTTCTCAGGCCACCAGATGGTCACGGCTATATGCCACAGCCGGAGGCCGCCGCATCTTTCGTGTTGTTTCCGGTCGCTCGACCCTATTGACAGGTACACGCTCGACGAATACCCTGACGACGTTTTTCGCATCGCCGGATGCGGCTGCGCTGCGCTGTTGATGGAGACCGAAGTGCTCCGGAAGGTGCTCGATGAGTGCGGCACGGCCTTCGCTCCGATGAGGGCGCTGGGTGAAGACCTGGCGTTCTGCTTCCGGGCCGGGCTTTGCGGAATCGAGATCTACGCGGATCCTCGGGTGCGTGTTGGCCACATCGGCCACATCGTGATTTACCCGGAGGACGAAGAGCGCTACATCAGCAACATCCAAGGAGGTAAGGAATGCTTGAACGCGTCAAAAAAGCGATAAGGATCAGCCACGACCGGCTTGATGATGAAATTCTCGAGACGATTGAGGCTGCACGGGCTGAGATGGTGCGCGCAGGCGTTTCTCAGGACGCTGCGTACAGTGAGACGCTTGAGCTTGTGAACAAGTTTATTCTGACCTATTGCCAAGCCGAATATGCTTCGGACAAGGCGATGGCAGAAAAGTTCGAGAACAGCTGGAAGTATCAGCTCGACAACCTCCGGAAGACGGTCGGCTATATGGCGGAGGTGGTGGTGGATGTATAACGACATCATTACGCTGGTGGCTGAAGAGATCTCTCCGGATGAGTTCGGTGACATGGCTGTAATGGAGACCACGCGGGAAGTGTTCGCGCAGCTTAAAAGCATCACTCAAACAGAGTTCTATCAGGCACAGGCCTCCGGTTTAAAACCCGAGGTCAAGTTCCTGCTGGCGGACTATCTGGATTACCATGGCGAGCTTGTAGTGCGTTATGCGCCCTATGAGCTCGACAAGGTTTTGGAATATACCGTCCTCCGGACTTATCGGGACGGAAACGGCCTCGAGCTTGTCTGTAAGAAGGGAGTTGAGCGCGGTGCCTGTTCCTAAGTCAGTAATTCGCTTCGACCGGAATGGCGTGAAATACATCAGCTCTGTGGATTATGCGCAGTATTCCATCGAGGAGCTGACAAGGGCCGCTCTGAGGGACGTCGGCAAGCTGATAGCGCGATATGCGAACAAGACAGCGGCGAAGCTTCGTGGCCTCAGTAAGACGCCTCGAGTGCGCGGCAAGAATTCGCCTTTCCAGTATTGGGTGCGCAAGAAGGAGCTCGACCTTAAGGTCGGCGGTGGAGACACTGACGGCGGCGGGCATTTTGGATCCAGTACGGGCTATTGGTACGGCATTAAACAGGAGCTTGGACTTGACGGCATGCCGAAGCTTGCCATCCTGACGAACACGGTCCGGAGCAACATTCCGGAGATCATCAAGATCGAGTCCCAATACCTAACGGCACTCAACGGGGAATATGAAAGCCTTATGGAGTCCGAGGACGATTACAGAGGAGGAGGTGACGACTGATGAGTGAAGAACACGGCAAAACGAACACTTTGAGCGCGCTCATTCAGTCGATGCTTCTGCCGCTCTGCTCTGAGTGCTATCGTGACACGGCACCGGACACGACCTGCTTTCCGCATGTCGTTTGGGAACTGTCATCGGTCGACCTTGGAGATCTTCACCGGGACGACTTCTTTCTGGATGTTGACGTCTGGGACAGAGGCACAAGCGCGGTCAGGGCGGACGACCTCATGGATCGCATCGAGGCGACCTTTCGCACTAAAAACTTACCGCAGGACACCATCCTGCCGACTTTTTATGTGCAGTCACGAAAAAACCTGCCGGACGCTGACAAGCGCCTGAAACATCGGCAGATCACCATCATGGTGCAAAACTATGAAAGAAATCAGGGGGTATTAACAAATGGCTAAATACCAGGGCGCCGGCGAGGTTTTCGCGGCTGACTTCCATGCAGTGAAATTCGTCGGCAAGACAAAATCCGGCAAGGCTCTCACGATCGAGATGCCTAAGGCAATTAACCTCGGGAATATCGAATGGGCTTTTGCGGAAAAAGGCGACACGGTCGCGACTGTGGTCTTTTCTGGAGCATACCAGAACACGGACGCAATGGTCACGACCAGGACTGAACCGTGGACGATTGAAATTGACGGAACCCAGACGACCGGCGCTGCCGAGATCGTCACCGGGGCCGGCCTCGTTTACATCGACAATGAGCAGGTCGCGCTTACTCGCGGCGGTTCTACTTTCGCGGTCAACCGTACTTTCCGCGAGATCAACGCAGATGGCGACATGGGCCCTGTCGAGGGCAGAATCGCACTTGACGAGTCCCGTCCGGTCCTCACGCTGAACGCGCTGACCTTCCTGACGAGCATCCCGAGCATGTACTCGGCGATGAACGTCGTGTCTACAACTTAACTCTTCACGGCCGCCTCCGGGCGGCCTTCTTTTGCAATTAACACAGGGAGAAAAACATGAGAAACCTCAATACCAGGGACGCGGTTATGGGCGTACGGCTTATCAAAAAGCGGCATTTAAAAGAGACCCTTGAGGCTGTTGTAAACGAAGCGGTCGAGAAGGGAAAGACGGCCAGAATGACCGGCATTGACGTCATTTTTTCGCTCGTTGAGACGCTGATCGGCGAGGATGGCGAGCAGGATCTTTATGCATGGCTTTCCGGGCCGCTGGAATGCACGCCCGAGGAAGTCGAGAAGATGGATCTTGTCGAGCTTGTGGAGAACATCACCAAGATCGCAAGCGCGGAGGAATGGCGGGATTTTTTCGGGCGATTAGGTCGGTCTCTCCGGATGGGCTCCTCGACCTGATTTACAGGCGGTATCACTCGCCGGATGCCATTCTGGCCATGCCGTTCCGGGAAGGGCTCGAGATCCTGGAGTCCGGACTGGAGCAGGAACGTGATCAGGCATTGCATCGGCAATGGTGCGCTCTGCTGCCGCTGATGAACATGAAAATTTTGGCTTTCGAGCCATTTAAGCAATACAAGGAGCGCCTGACCGGAGAAGGCCTTGATTTGAGGCCGGAAGAAGCAATTATTGCAGAAATTAAGGCGCTGCATGGATTAGAGGAGGAATAAATGGAACTTTTCCAGCTCGTTGGCTCGGTTTTAGTGGATAACTCGAAAGCTAACGAATCCCTCTCGAAAACAGATAAACAGGCAAGCGACCTCGGCAAGACCTTAGCCGCCGGAGCTGCTACGGCCGGAAAGTTCGCGCTCGGTCTCGGCACCGCTGCCGCAGGTGTGGGCATCGCTGCCACTAAGATGGCGACCGATGCGGCGAAGGCCATGGACACAATCGACAAGGGCTCGATCCGCATGGGCGTGTCTGCGGAATATTACCAGGAACTCGCTTATGCTGCCGGGCAGTCCGGTGTGGAGATGTCCACGATGGAGCGGGCTGCCAAGGCTCTTGAAGGCACGGACCTCAATCTGGATGATGCCATGGAGCAGATCATGAGCATCACGGACGCCGAGGAACGCGCTGCCGCTGCTGCAGATCTCTTCGGCGAAACCACTGCTTACAAGATGGCTCCTCTTCTGGAAGCTGGCGGCGAAGGGTTTGACCAGCTCCGTGAACGAGCAAACGAGCTCGGCCTTGTCATTGATGGCGAGACCGTCAAGGCAGGCGTGAAGCTCGGCGACACGATGTCGGACGTTCAACAGGCTTTTGGCATGATCGTCACTCAGATTGGGGCTGAGTTATTGCCGGTCATCCAGAACTTACTCGACTGGGTTCTCGAGCACATGCCGGAGATCCAGTCAGCCATCCAGACGGTCACTGACGTGATCGGGACCATCCTGGAACATGTCGGCGAGGTCATCGGATGGCTTGCCGGGAAGTTTGACGAGCATTTTCCTCAGATCGAGGCGGCCGTCGGCACTTCTTTCCAGGCTATCGGGAATTTCTGGACGGACGAGCTGCAGCCCATCTTCGAGGAAATCGGCACGTTTATCATGGAAACGCTCTGGCCGGCATTCCAGACGGTTTTTGAGCAGTATATAGGGCCCGCGGTCAAGACAGCGTTCGAGGTTGCCGGGCAGGTCTGGGACACGATTCTTAAGCCTACGCTGACCGGGATCATCGACTTCCTTGACGGAGTCTTTAAAGGCGACTGGGAAAAGGCGTTTAACGCGCTTTCCGGCATCGTAGAGTCCGTCTTCAACGGCATGGTCGAGCTTGTAAAGAAACCGCTCAACACGATCATCGGGTACATCAACAGCTTCTTCGCTTCGATCGGTGAGATTGACGTTCCGGACTGGGTTCCGTTCATTGGTGGCGAGACATTCAGCCTGCCTCAGATCCCGCTCCTGGCGAAAGGCGGCAACGTGCTCGGTGCAGGCTCTGCCATCGTCGGCGAGGCCGGTGCGGAGCTTGTGGAGCTTCCTGCCGGCGCCCGTGTGACGCCTCTCGGCTCTGGAGGCTCCGGAGACCTGGAACAGAAGCTCGACCGTATGCTGGCACTCATGGAGCGCTACATGCCGCAACAGGGCGGCGATATCTACATGGACAGCCATCTGGTTGGCCAGGTTATCAATGAGACGCTGGGAGCTGCCTTATGAGGACATTAACACTAATTAACGAATATGGCGTGAACTATGAGCTGAAGAGCCTTCCGACCGGCTTCATCCGTAAGACGGAGGGCTTCGGCTATAACATCGACGCGAAATACATCAGGATCGGTGAGAGCTTTGTAAATACTTTTTTCGCAACCAAACAGCAGAAGATCACCGGAACTATTGAGTTTGGTGGTGCTTCTCCATACGAGGCCTTTTCGGAGTTTGCGAAATTCGTCCGGACATCTCATGAGCTCACCCTTTGCTATGCGACGCCGGCCGGCACGTTCTATCGTGAAGTTGACGTCACAGAGCTTGAGAAGGCCGAAAAAACAGGCGCAACGCTCCCGATTGAGATCTCCATGGCTTGTAAAAGTCTGTGGTTCTCTGGCACCGAGACGCGCTTTGAGGTTGAAACCGAAGTCACGGACGCGATGCAGTATGAGTATAAATATCCGTTCCGGTACAAGAATTTTACCGCCGGCCGAATCACGCTCACCAATGACGGAAGCGTGCCGGCTCCGCTTACAGTTCGCTTTGATGGTCCTATTACCAATCCGGCGCTCACGCTTTACGAGCAGGATGGCAGCACGGAAGTCTCACGCGTGGAGATCACCGGAGAGGCGCATGCTGATGGCGCCATCTTGTACAGCTCTGTGGATGGCGACCTGCTCTGCCGGCTCGAGGAAGATGGCACCGAGACCAACCTTGCCGGAGCCCTGGACATCACGAACGAGAACTTTTTCAAGGTTCCGGTCGGAACGTATGTTCTGCAGATCTCCGCAGACAGCGCCATCACTTCCGGCGTCACGGTGACGCTCATGAAGCTTTATAAGGCGGTGTAACATGATTGCCTACGTTCTGAGCTATAGAGATCTGTCAATCAAGGACGTCCTCGAGTATGAGGGCTATACTTTTAACCGGGACATAGAGTTCGCGGAGAAGTCCACGATAAACGTGGCGAGAAAGCCGGAGATCCTTCTGGATGACATCGTGGTGTGTAAGGACCAGAACGAGATCCTGTTTGTCGGTATCTGCGAAAATTACGCGGCGGCCTCTGGTACGAGTTCGTACACGATCACGCTTCAGCAACAGGAATGCTTGTTTGACAGACAGGTGATTGCGACAGCCGAGTGCGGACAAATGTCAGACGCCTCTGTCGGCATTGAGGGCGCCATTGCCTCGCTGATTAGCGCCGGATGGTCCGCTTCTTCGGACCCGCTTCTCGCTCGGCCTTATATCCAGGTCACGGTGGCGACCAGGACAACCACACAACTCGGCATCGAGTCCATCGCAAGCGCCAAGGATGGAATCCTGAACGTGAAGACCTTTCTCGGGAATGTCCTGGAACTCTACGGCATCCGTGCGGTCTTCGATTTCTCAGTCCAGGGCGTTCTTGGCATCACGCTCGAGCAGGACAGCCGTCCGGCGCTCAAAATGAACGCTTACGACAGCGACATATCGAGCTATCAGGAGACTCTTGCTGTCGACGCCCTGGCAACGCTCACGGTGCGCTGGGGCGTGCTGGTTGACGGTGATGTGACATCCTACCAGACGCGCGGATATTACCTCAGGAATGACCGCACGGTCACGCAGAACGCGTCGGATCCTGACCGGATTGAAGGAAAGAGCCGGGCAATCTATATCGAGGCAGAGACCTCTCAGGAGGTCGATGAAGAGGCCTATAACGAGTTTAAAAGCAACAGCTATCAGCACAAAATATCATGCGCGCTTTACAAGGCATCGAAGATCTACGAGGAAGCAGCCTTCACTGTCGGACGGCCATGCACAGTCAGGACGCGGACCGGCATCCAGACTACGCTTGTCACCGGGCGCGCGGTTAACAACACTTCGAACGTCGTGAGCATCGTCTTCGGCAAGCTGAAGGTGACGCTCCTCGAAAAAATAAGGAGTAAAGCATGATCAACGGCATCACTTTCGACGAGCGGCTTGTGGCTGCTGCCAATGACCGCCAGAGGAACCGAAACGCGGGCATTCTGAACGGAATCTCACGCGGCTGCGCGATGACCTACGATTCTAACGCGGTCTATATCGCAGCCGGCACCTTTTACTGCATGGGCGGTCAGGTTGAAATCGTTGGCACGGAGACGGTTCCGCTGCCCACGGTAACGACCACGGACACATACTATCTCGTTTTCACGGTCGACCTGAACCAGACCAACACGGAAGCGGCATTCAATCAAGGATCCTTCTCCATCATTAACACGGCCAGAACGAAAGAAGATCTTTTCAACGGCGGAAGCATCTACCAGATGGAGCTTGCACAGATGGTCCTCACGCCTTCCGGAGTCAGCTCTTTCGCTGAACTGGACAACAAGATCAAGGCGGTCTTTCCGGCCGGCGGATGGTCATCCTCGGCTCCCTACACGCAGACGGTCAGTGTGCCGCTTGTGACGGCCCGGAGCAATCCGATCTATGACGTTTACAACCCTGGCAACGATCCGGACACGCTCGACACTGTTCAGGACGCTTTCAACGCCATCAGGCGCCTGGAGACCGGGGCCGGCACAGTGAAGCTCACATGCGGCAACCTTAAGCCGGCGGTGGACCTCACGATCATCCTGGAGGACATCTGATGGGATACGGACTGCGAAAAAGAAAAACAGGCAGCAGCATTCCGGCCGGACAGATTGCCATATCATCCACGCAGTCGGTCACGCTGCCGATCGGAGTCCATCGCGTACAAGTTTGCCTTGTAGGCGGTGGCGGTGGCGGAGGCATGGGCCGCTACTTCCAGAGCAACGGAGGCTATTGGAAGAACTCCGGCGGTTCTGGAGGCGGTGGCGGCCGTGTTGTGACGACCTGGGTCTCCGTCCCGACCAGATATGTGACCGCCGAAATCGGTGCTGGTGGTTCGCCTGGAACCAAGTCCGGGTTCTGGCATGACGGCGATGACGGCGACAGCTATTCGACATACACGCCCGGAGGGGCCGGCGGTGCGACGATGCTCTGGGACGAGTACGGCAACATGCTGGCACGAGCGGCCGGAGGAGATGGCGGTGCATCTGCCGGAGGAGCCGGAGACACGGCAAGGAAGTTCGGAGTTGGCGGCGGTTCCGGTTCTGGATCCGGAGGAGCTTCCGAAGCTTACAACGTGGACGGCACCGCTGGCGGATCTGATGGCGGAAACGGTGCGGCGCCTAATGGCGGAACTGGCCAAGGTTACAGCACCAGAGCTTTCGGAGAAGCCGGTGGCACTCTGTTCGCCGGAGCTGGCGGCGGTGGCGGCGGTGATTATGAATCGAATGACGGCGTCTTTTTTGGCACCGGAGGAGCCGGGGGAGCTGGCGGAGGCGGTAACGGTGGAGACCGGAGCAGCTGGCCGACAGCAGGCACCGATGGAACCGGAGGCGGCGGTGGCGGTGCGAATGGCCGCAACACTGGCGCGCGCGGTGGATCTGGGTACATGATCATCAGGTGGAGACAAGGAGGTCAGTGATGGACAGATACGCACTGATCATTAAAAACGAGGTCGTAAATATCACGGTCGGAGTGTACGAGCAGATTGCGGAATCCGCCCGGAAGATTTACAAGCAGGAGGTTCTGGTGGTGGACATCTCGAGGATCCCTGTGTGGGTCGGCGACACTTACGACGGCGGCACCTTCTACAGGCATGGCAAAGCGGTCGAGCCGCTTCCAGATGATAAAGAGGAGGTTTAAATGGCGAGGACAAACATTGTCACGGCGGCTTTTGTGGAAGGCCGGCGAGACACAAAGACATCGCCGATCTGGCAGTATGATTATGGCCAGATTTTGGACGTGGCAGGAATTACACTTCCGGGAACTTGGGAAGCGCATTTCTCGAACGCGCCGAAAATCGGAACCACAACGGTCAGCATCGGAACAGGGACACAAGTAGCAATTCCGGACATGTATCTGGTGACAGGCCTTCCGGTCTACTGCTGGATTTTCCTCCATACCGGAGAAGACGATGGCGAAACGGTTTATAGCATCACCATTCCGGTGAACCAGAGGCCGCTCCCGACAGATGAGGAGCCGACGCCGGAGGAGCAGTCGGTCATCACGCAGACGATCGCGGCGTTAAATGCGGCGGCGGAAACTGCGGAGGCGCAGGCAGAAGCGGCAGGGCAGTCCGCAACGAGCGCGGCAGATAGTGCGGCGGCGGCGGAAAGCTACGCGCGGAGTGCGGAGGAATCCGCAGAGCAGGCGGCGGGCGCGGTCGAAGCGGCAGACCGGGCAGAACAGGCGGCGGCAAACGCGGAAGCTTCGGCAGAGAGCGCGGCAGGGAGCGCCACGGACGCAGACACGGCGGCGGACAGAGCAGAACAGGCGGCGACCACAGCCGGATATATGTTTTTCCAGATCGACGCGATCGGGCATCTCATCTATGAGCGCACGGCGCAGGTCACGGCAGAGTTTTCCATCAACCCGTCTGGGCATCTTATTTTAGGAGGGGCTTAAACATGGCTATCACAAAGGATTTAGGCATCGTTACGGCTTACGGCTACGCGCTCGCGGGCGGCTTTGTCGGCACCGAGGAAGAGTTTGCCGAACTCATGAACGACGTCGCAACGACCGCAGGAGACGCGGAGGCGTGGGCGAAGGGAACGCGCGGAGGCGTACCGGTCGAAGAGGGCGCGGAGCAGTACGAGAACAACGCGAAGTATTACGCGGAGCAGGCAGGAGCCGAGAAGGAAGCGGCGGCGGCATCCGCTACGGCGGCGGCAGGAAGTGCGACCACGGCAGGGCAGAGAGCGACTGCGGCAGGACAGTCCGCAACGAATGCGGCGGCAAGTGCTACTGCGGCGGCAGGCTCGGCAAACGCGGCGCAGGGAAGCGCAGGAACCGCAGAACAGCAGGCGACCATCGCACGGAACGCGGCAAGCGCGGCGGAAGGCTCTGCGACTGCGGCATCCGGGAGCGCGACTGCGGCATCCGGGTCTGCGACTGCGGCGGCAGGAAGCGCGACCACAGCCGGACAGGAAGCGGAAGCGGCAAGCGGGTCTGCGACTGCGGCGGCTACATCTGCGGCAAACGCGGCGGCTTCTGTCGCATCCCTCGCGCATCCATACGACGCAACGGCGACCTACAACATCGGGGATTATGTGATCTATGAGGGGATGCTTTACCGTTGCACGACCGCAATCACGACCGCAGAGGCGTGGAATGCGGCGCACTGGACACAGGCAACCCTCGCGGACGACGTCGAGGCAAAAGCCAACCCGGATGGCTACTACGAGGATATGACGGTCGGAAACGCGGAACAGCTTGTTGCGACAGTTTCTGTCGAGGACAAGGCTCCTTATAATTTTAGGACTTCTGGCGGTTCTGCTTCTATTGGAGACAGAGCGAATTTAAAGATTGTTGGCGGAACGGTTGCGTGGAATCAGCTTGCTCCTCTCCCTTATGGCGGTACTAACGTTGGCGCAAGTAGAGCTTTTGATGCATCGACAGGCGTTTCAACCATTACCTTTACAGGGGAGGTAGTAAACTCTTTCGGCGTTTTTGCCGCAGGATTTAACACGTCGCATAGATATTTAACATTCGTGGAAATCAACCCGACTAAGGGCGCAAGTTTTAATTGTCTTGGAGCGATCCAAACAGTTACAGCCGGAGTCTGGAATACGCTTGCAACAATCGCAAGTTCTGCTATATTTGCGATTTATGCGAATGCGCTTGCGGCTGGATGGGAAACGATAGATTCCTACCAGTATAAAAACGTCCAGATTTTCGACCTTACCCAGATGCTTGGAAGCACGATTGCCGACTACATCTACCAGTTAGAGCAGGGCACCGCAGGTGCAGGCGTGGCATGGTTTAGAAAGCTCTTCCCGCTTTCCTACTATCCTTATGCAGAGGGCGGATTAGAGAGTGTTAATGTAAGCTCTTACAAGACTACTGGCTTTAACCAGTGGGATGAGGAGTGGGAAGTTGGCGGCCTTACATGGGCAGATGGGGCTCCATTCGCGGTATCCGATAGAATTCGTTCGAAGAACTTCTGCCGGGCTGTTTCTGGCGCTCTTTACTATGCAACGGGCGGCGGACCCACCATTTTCTGGTATGATAGTTCCTACAATTTCATCCAGTACAATGCAACGGCATCCACGGGCAGTCAAGTACAGGCCCCCGAGAACGCGGCATGGTTTAAGGTTTTAAAGCAGGACACCACGAGCTATACGGGCGGAATCTGCATCAACCTCTCCTGGAACGGCTCTCATAACGGAGAATACGAGCCTTACACGCTCCACGATTACCCCTTAGACTCTTCCCTCACCTTAAGAGGAATTCCGAAGCTCGATGCAAGCGGAAACCTCTACTATGACGGGGATGAGTATGAGAGCGATGGGACGGTGAAGAGAAGGTATGGCATTGTGGATTTGGGGACGCTGACGTGGACTATCGGTGCGTACAATGGTAACAAGAGAATCAACTGCATAGTTGCAGAGGGCTATACCGGAACCGGCGTGATTTTCACGAATATCGTGTGTCAGAAGTACCCGACCAGTTCTAATGTCATTACAGCAAACACTGTGGACAAAATATGCTGTGGCTATGTCAATTCGAACAAGCTGATGGTCTATATCCGGGACGATGTTCTGGCCGAAACAACCGCAACAGAAATCAAAGCGGCAATGTCTGGCGTAATGCTTATCTATGAGCTTGCAGAACCTACCGAAGAAACCGCAGAACCCTTCCAGAGTCCTGCAATCGTTAATGACTGGGGAACGGAAACCCTCACGGACGCGGCTTTTGAGGCAGGAACAAGGGCGATGGAAATCCCGGTGGGACACGTTACAGAGTACCCGGAGAACCTGCGCGACAAGGTGCAGAATAGCCCGGCACCGTCTGACAGCGGAGACGGTCTGTACAACGTGCGGCAGGTAAACGGCAAGCTCTACCTTGAGGCTGACACCGCACCCGGGCGGCTGGACATTCTGGAGACAAAGCTCCCGGCACCGCCTACGGCTGACGGCGCGTACACGCTCGGCGTGACGGTCACGGACGGCACTCCGGTCTATTCTTGGATTACGGCATAAAGGAGGGATAAGCTTTGGTCACACTCTACAACGTAACAGATTTAAGAACCGGGAAAACGCACTCGGTCGCAATCGTTAAGCGGAGCCACGTCAAGTGGTTCCGCCCCGCTGAAGAAAAGGAGGAGTAAAAAATGGCAGAAATCAAAAAGCAGTTCGCGGACACCGTCGAGAAGGACGGCAAGCTCTACACCGAGGCCGCAGGACCGGAAGAAGGCAAGGCAGGCGCGAAGGTCGTTGCCGAGTTTGAGGACACCCGCGAGGACGAAAACGGGAACCTCATCGCCTCGGGCAGGAAGTCGAACCTCCCGGACACTGACGGACACGCGGGCGCGAAGGTCGTGAAACAGTTTGACGACACGATCGACCACGGGGACTATCTGGAAGCGGTCCCGAAGCCTGATTTTGCAAAGGATTAAGGAGGCGAGCGCGTGGGAGAAATCCTGAAAACGCTGCTGCTGCAGGCCGGGCTTCCCGCTGCGGTGCTCGGCCTCGGCGTCTGGTACCTCGAAAAGAGGCTCGGGCGGCTCCTCGATCGGCGCCAGAAAGCTCAGGATGAGCGAGACGCCCGCCACAGGCGCTACGAGCTCTGCCAGCTCAACATGACGGTGGCCTCCATGGCGCTCGCTGAGGCGACAGCGCGGGCCGTGGAGCGCATACCGGACGCGCACTGCAACGGAGATATGCACGCCGCTCTGGAGTACGCCGGGAGGGTCAAAAACGAGCAGCGGGAGTTTTTAAGGCAGCAAGCTATCGACAGTCTGGAGGTGTAAGATATGAACAGAGATTTTTACAAAGCCGCGGCCATCCGCGCGATCCGTACGGTCTGCCAGACCGCTCTGGCCATGATGGGGACGGCCATCTACCTGCAGGACGTCAACTGGACCGCGCTCGTCTCGGCCTCGGTCCTCGCTGGCGTGGCGTCGCTCCTCACGTCTGCAGTCACCGGCCTCCCGGAGGCGGACGGCCATGACTGAGACGGACATCAAGATATGCGGGCACGGGGCGGACACCCCGCCTC